GTTCTTGTTGACTCTGAGCATTATTTGGTGTTCTTATTCAGCTTTTGTTACTTTACAGGAAGCGAAGAATATAAAGAACGCAATAGAGTTCAGGAAGGTCATAATTAGTAACAAGAATGATCCTGAAGACGCTCGTTTCGATTCAATGGCTAATGTTGATTTGAAGCATGATGATGCGATATATACGGAGATCCGTTATACTTTTTGGGAAGAGGTTGAATATGATGGTATTGTGTTGCCAATATTTCAATACTTCGGTTTCCTCAAGATTTCGGATTTGTCATTCCGTAAGAAGAAGCACATCGATAAATACATCTCACTCGAAGCTCTTGCGCAGTTAATGAGCCCTACAATCTGGAATTATGCAATGTCAGAAAGTGACATGCAGAAACGAATTCATCAATCAATGAACTCTCTCGGTCCAATTAATATTGGCCGTTATCAAACATTTGATTGGAATCCCATTTTGCAGGACACTGCGTTAGTTGCTCTACATATTGCCATGGCTAACAAAGAGCAGAATTATGTTAGCCATTTTCTCGCCCCCCAGTGAAACAACGCACTTGGGCTTTCGGATATAGAGTGGCCGATGGTGTTTTGGAGATCCCAAATTCACCAAAGTCACTCCGAATTAAAATTAAACCTAACTTTCTGGAAGCCAAAGATCGCGGACCCATGATGGTTTCACTGGGGCCACACGTCCAAGGAGCTACACTCCCTCATCCCGATATTCGTGACGCACAAACGATGCTTCACGGGGTGATTAAGAGAATTGGAGCAAAGCTACCTGATCCTAACAAGAAGCTCTTAAAAGAATTCGGCCGTTTTGTCCAAAGATGGCTGGTGAAGCATTGTAGAAAACTGTCTCTCCACGATGATCTTTCGTTCGATACATGGATTTTAAATCGCGACTATCCTGAATGGCGTAAGAAGGAGTTGCGGGCCGTGTATGAGGATATTAAAGGCATGCCTGATATCGAAAGAAACAAACTGGTCAAGTGTTTCATGAAAGATGAGCAGTATAGTGAGTTCAAGCACGGTCGTGGGATATTTGCAAGAGAAGACTACATTAAAGTGCTCTTTGGCCCATTATGTAGTGCAATTGAATCCGATATGTATCAGAATCCTTCATTCATTAAACATGTTCCAGTGAAGGATCGACCCGACTACATAACAGAATTTCTTAGTGGATTCGGAAAAGGGGACTATTTTGCCACCGATTATAGTTCCTTTGAAAGTTCTTTTGTATGCTCTTTGATGCAAGTGCTTGAAAAACAGATGTTTAACCACTACACGTCGGAAGTGAGTAATTCTACTATTCGTGACTTAGTCAAGATGCTTTGGTCTGAGAATAAGTGCAGATTCAAATGGTTTGATGTGTTCATCCGTGCCACTAGGATGAGCGGAGAAATGAACACGTCTTTATCCAATGGATTTGCTAATTTGATGATCAATTCGTTCTTGTGCGAGTATTTTGGATATGGTGAGCTGCGCATGGTAGTAGAAGGTGACGATGGACTCGGTCGCACCACATCTGGTAAATTCCCGAATAAGGAACATTTTGCCTTACTTGGATTGAACATCAAGATTGGAG